TGACCCACACCCGCACGCTGATTGGCTGTACCATAGTCTTGGATACCTTGGCCAACCCCTCCAATGTTGCCACCTATTTGGGTCTGCGCAGTATTAGGCGCGCCGCCGCCTGAGGGATCATATACATTCTGAGTAGGGTCGAAGATACTACCCCCTGGTTGGCTACCCATAAAGCTAGACAACGCCCCAAGATTAGGCGCGCCCGTCATTTGTTGCTGTATGTAGTTTCCCGCGCCGAAATTACTTGGCTGCGAGTTCATAGAGTTGGTGGCTAGATTTTGAGCCGCGCTGGTGACGGGTGATCCGCCTAAGGCACGTTGTTCGGTTAATCCTAAGCCTTGCTCAGTCTGCGAAGAAAACGGGGTATAAGTCGCGCCCGGGTAATACTGAGGACCACCCGATCGAAAAAGCTGCTGAGCTTGTCTAAAGGTATCTTGCAGGTACGGGGATTGCCCGCTCCAAGGCTCTTGAGTTTGCGTCTGATTACCGCCGCCTTTGCTTCCCATCGATTGAAAACCTCATAACTGAAAACGTTTTATCGAAGCCTAAAAGCTTCGCTTTTTTCCGCCATCCGTCACGACCGTACAGTTCCATGTATTTACAGTCTGATTGCTCGGCGTAATTTTTCAGTGTTTCAACAAGGTTCGTTAACCAATCGTCTATACCGTCGCCAGACAGATAAATGATCGATAATACTTTATGTTGGGGCAATATAGTCACTTGCGTTATTGCGATTGCTCGCCAGTTCGCGACGTTCCAAAGCTGCATTTGTCGCCATTGCAGCTTATCTAGTACGTCATCAACCGTATGACCCGAGTCTATCTTAGTCAAAACACGTTGCAAATGAGGTTCTATACTGCCCCAATTTGGTAGGATTGAGTCAGAACAACACGGGGCTATTATGTCACTTTCGGGCATTGCTTAGCAAGCCTAATAGCTGTTCAGGCATGATCTGACCACCAAAGGGCGAATTTTTACCTCCTGGCATCCCGCCGCCAGGCATCGAAGGTGGTGGCTGCATCCCGCCGCCGGGCATCGGAGGTGGTGGTTGCATTTGAGGATTGATACCCGCCATTTGTAGTGCTTGCTGACTATAACCCCCTAGGTCTCCAAAACTTCCACCCCCAGGTATCGGAGGTGGCGCGTTCGCCGCCGCTTGATGTCCTGGTGGTAGCATGCCTAGCACACCGTTTGGTGAGGGTTGTGAGTTTCCAAAACCTGGATCGTTTTGTCGTTCGAGTATTTCTGAAATAGATCCGCCCATCATCTTTTACCTTTAGTTTTTGGCGTGAATTCTACGCCAATTGCGTGATTAAAATCGGTTGTGCCCGTTAGCCTATACCGATGGTATCGGGAATGCACTCGCATATTACATTCACCGATGGCATTGATAGCGACGGGTGATCCTACAATAGGGTTATCCATCAATCGATTGCGAGTTAATGGCGTAAAAGATAATGTGCCTGAACCTTCAACTAAAGGCCGCAATTTATTGATAAAAGACAAGGCCCCGTCCTGACTAAATTCTTTTGTATCAAGGCAGACGTTTAAAGTAGGCCCATTAAAAGTTGCGCCTTTGTTGCTTGAATCAAATGCCATAACCCCGATATTACCCCCCGCGTACGCCGTGCTATCAACCGATATAGAATCAATATCGATACCTGCAGGTAAGATCGCACTCAAGCCGTCTAAAGTCACCCCCTCGCTCGCGAATTCGGAGAAATTTTGTATTTCGACCTCTGCATACGACCATCGGTTCGCTTTCCAGTTATAGATTAATAACCGATCATTTGTGACTGAACTGCTCGTTGACTTAAACGCCCACATCACTAAAGAGTTTTCGCGATCGATCGCGGAAGACATATTAATAATTTCCGCTTGTGATGCGTTTTGTTTAAACCACCGATCGACGCGATTTGAACCGATTGGTGTAGAATCCGAGCCACCATAAAGATCGAAAACGTAAAAGCCATCCGTTGAATAGTAATAAGCTTTCGAGCCGATCCACGCGACCCCGTTAGATGCCGCCGCACCTCGAGCGCGCTCTATTTCATCAAAACGAAATTTAATAGGCGGCCCAACGTAAGTCATTCGAGTAATACTACGCTCCTGAAATATCGTACCGACATCCCCACCGATAATTCGTCTAACAGGTCCTCCATTACCTTTCAAATCTTGCCGCCCCGCTTGAGTAGCCGCTTTTGGTGTCCATTGCTCAGAGTTGTTAAAACCTGACCATACCACGCGTGAGGGCTTCCGCCCGCCATCGTCTACATCGCCCAAGACTACAAAATCTCGAACAATGCCAACGTGTGCAGCGTTTGGGGGATCACCATCCGTGCCAGGTAGATCCGCAAAAAGCGTGGAAGTGTTCATATCGTAGTATTGAGGCTTATCCGCGATATCAACCGCAATGACCCGGTTACCAAACTGGGTAAATTCCCAGTTTGCGGCGGAATAACCAAGGGCTTTTGATACGTCACCCCAGGAACTCGAGCTTAGCGAATATAAGCTGCTCGCATCACCTGCAAAATTAAATATATCACCGTTATTTGCTCGCGCCCATACGCTACCGATGCACGCGGTTGTAAGCGCATCGGTAAACGACTGTAAACCTTTTAAGCTGCGATAACTTTTTAACTGAGGTATGCAGTTTTTAGCGGTGATCGCCCCGGGATTCTCAAAATCTGGTAGATCGGGTAGCCACTCGCCAAAAGGTAGTTTCATTATGGCGTGACTCTGCCAGGGGATCGTGTTTGCGGTCGCCCGCGCATTTTTCGGCTTTCGCTGCGGTGGAGATCATTAATATCATTTTGTAGCTTAAGCTCATATTTTGACTGCATTGCGTCATCGTCGATATAATCCGCGAGATCTGCCAAAGTCGCCCATAGGTATATGTCAAAATGATTGGTTAAGAGCCAGTTAGTGGTATTAACCGTAGCATCTAACGTGTCGAAGCCCTGCCAGTACGTGATCGCTAGCGTAGCAGTTTCGCCGCTACCGGGCTTTGGTAAATAGTGCAGGTTATCACCTTCAAAAGTGTAAAACGCATCGCGTGTTGAACCCGCATAGATATTAGAATTTAAGTTTTTTTCGTGAAATTGGTCTGGGGGTAAGTAGTTTAGTTCCGCCGTCTGACCTAATCCAATATCCGCTTGTAGCGCGAGGCTTCTAAGGGCTAAAAATCGCGCAGGTAATGCAATGATCCCCGTATCCGGTACAACCAATGTTGTACTTTGGATCATCGTCGGAACGCGAACTTTTCGGTTTATTTTAGATTCGGCAGTGCGAATAAAGGAGGGTATGACTGCCGTTAAGTCATCGCGAACAGATCGCGCTATCGTGTCAGATGTTAGTACCGCGTAAGTGGTCATACATTTGCAAACCTTAATTTTTTATGGTCAACAGAGCGAAGCTTTCGAGCTAAAAAAGAATTATGAGGCCCATTCCAAGGTACACCCGCTTGTTTAGGCCCCTTTTTCCACTCTTCTCGCCACCGAAAATGAGTTATCTCAGGTATTCGAGCGATGATCCCACCTTGGCTACCCTGTCGTTTTATTCGGTCTCGAGCATTATCCGCAACCGCTTGATTGAAAGTCATATGAGACTCAATACGAGAACTCGGCGATTGATTTAATATGATAATCTCGCCGTCTTCCTCATACCCCGCACATCGAAGGCCCGTGATCGGATCAATACCAAAATCAAAAAGTTTATCCGCCATCTTAAAGTTACGTCCCTTTACCCCGACGTGTCCCTTTGGGTGGCGTATGAGCGTTGTTTTTACAGACGCCCGCGGGCTGCTTTTCGTTCACTACTGCGAAATCATCCACAGGTATGGTAACCCCCTCATCTTTCGCTTTTTCAAGCGCGCTTCGGTTATCTTCACGGATTTTCGCGGACATCTCTAAGCTAGTCCCGATCGCTCCAGCGGTGTTCAAAGCGTCTTCTTCACTCATTTTCTGCCCTAAAGCTTCTTGAAGAGATCCAAATCGGTAAGGGCGGTTAGCCACGTCTTTGGTAATGGAAATATGCACCTCAGACGGACCGTTAAACACGGGATGATCTTCAGGTACGGTGACGACTTCACCAGGTTTAAGTTTCGGGCACAAGATATCTTGCCCATCTTCTAGAAATAACCCCCTAGTTGAGGCATTCCCATGCATGGTGCGAATTTTAATGTTAGGCATTTTTGTGATCCTTTTGGTTTAAAAAAAAAGAGGCGACGGCCAGGAACTAATCACCCGCCACCCTAAGATTAACTACTCTTTATGCAACCATCGCGATGTTATCGATATCCGCAACAATTCCGCTGGCTTCCTCGTTGTTAGACTTAACACCCCAATCCACTAGCAAAACGCGTTTTTCACTATCGCCAGTTTTACCCATGCGCTCAATATGATACCCGTCAAGGTACGAAATTGCCCACATTTCAGATTCAAGCACAAACACATCGCGTGAACGCTGAAAACGATTAGGTACAACATCTAGCACCCCAAAATCAGATACGTAAACATCGACAGAGCCGACAACGGTTAGTCCACCTTTCGGCTTGCTGCCTTGATCTTGATATTGCGTAGCAATACGTGCGCCCGAGCTAAACATATACTGCGAAAAACGCTGCTTAATTAAAGGGTGCAACATGATCATATCAGGATCACCCCCCGCCACGTACATATCGCCAATTAAACTTAATAGCGTAGCCTCTGAAAGCGCGCGTAAAGTGCCGTCCGTGGCTGCCGCGTTTGGCGTACCATAAGTTGTGCCTGAAAGTGTCGGATCAGCGCCTAATGCCCCACGGTTCGTATTACTCGCAAGCCATGCGCCTAACCCCGCTGTTCGCGGTGCAGTCGTATTACTACCTTGAACCGCTAACTGATTAGCCGTGGCCGCAAATTCGCAATCCCGCTGTAATTCGCGCCCTGCTTTCGCAACTTGGTAGTTAAGCTCGCTTCGACGTCCTGCTTTTCGCACGATGTTTGCTCGACGAGTGACCACAATGTCTTTACGACTGATCTGCTGATAGTTACCTAAACGGTCGCCGCCGTTTATTTGTACTCCTTGATCAACACCACCCGATGGTGCAGCGGGTGTGGTATCGCCTTCAGCTTGAAAGTCGTCCCCATCAATATGAGCGTTATCGTCAACGGCTGCTGCTAATGCATCAATTAGCCATTCATGTAGATCGCTTTTAGCGTCCGCACGTCCCGCATTCTGGTGGAAAGGACGTTCTGTAGGTGAAATATTATAGATAATGTCCGTTAAATCTTCACGGACATTATCGTTTGTGCCGGGCGATCCAAGACCGTATCGGCTAAGTGCGTTATCTGGTTGTGACATAATTAAATTTCCTTTATTGCGTGACCAATAAGATCCGCAGCGTCTCTCACTTTTCCTGTTTTAGCTAACCGTTTTCGCGCGCTATGGATATTGGCACGTTGCGAACCTGCTTTAGTTCGTCCACCTTTTGACGGCTTTTGAACCTTTGGCAGGGCATGAATTTTTGTCTTCGTCTTTTTACCTACGGCTTTCATCTCGTCATAAAGTCTGGCTTTATTAGCGATCATAATTAACCGTGAATCAAAAACTTGAGCTAAATCGTTTTCCGAATATTGGTACGAGTCATTTAGGTAACCTAATAAATTGGCTCTAAAGTCATCACCCCAGTCAGGGATCGCGGCTTGCAAAGTTTCAAGTTCCTTTTGTCGAAGCGTTTGTAATGCCCCTAAACGCTCGTTCGCTTGGTTTTGCTGAAAAGTCTCATATTGCTGCGAAGCATACGAATACAACTGCTTAACCCCATCAATACGTTGCTGTATTTCTTGACGGCGGGCGGTCCATTCAGAGGGATTTTGTACTCTTAACGTCTGCATTTCTGCGGTGTTAAGATTACCCACTAAAATTTGCTCCCCCTGCTGCAATACTTGCCCCAATTGAACTACTTGAGCTTCGTATTGTTGCTGTCGCTGAGTTTCTACAGTTTCATATTGCTGACGAGTTTCAGCTAGTTGTGATGTTTGACGGCGGTAGTTCGCATCTTTTTGGTAACCCGCTCGAAGTTCACTAAGTGTAACCGTAATGTCTTGACCATCTGCTTTAAACGTCAACTCTAAGTTGTCGAAGTAATTCGTGTCAACTTCGAGAGCTTCTGCTAATGCTGATAAGGTCTTGACCTCGGGTGTCTCATGGCCTTCAGGAGTATCTGGATCGATTTTTCCTTTGTCGGTTGTACTTGTATCATCGTCGATATCAGGTGTCTGGTCGTCATCTTCAAGGCCATCTTTCGAGCCTTTTAAATCACTATCAGGATCATCAATAATATCGTCATCCTCTTGATCATGCGTATCATCGCTGAGGGTCGCATCATCTTTTTTTGATTTTGGGTTGCCCGCGTTATCAGGCAACCCGAATAAGTTTAAGCCGTCTATTTGGCTGGCGGCTTGATCTATGTTAACTGCACCTTCAGGTGCGGAACTTGCTAATTCAGGTGGCATTTTAAGTTACCTCGAGGTTGGGTTTTAATTCAGTTGGATCAAAAGGTTTTTCGTCTTTTTCATTTCTTTCGGCTTGCGCCATTTTTCGATCATTCTTGGCAATAATACCGATGAACGCGGCTTTAAAATTTTTAGCCGCTTGTAATTGCTGCACTAAGTTGATCGCTTGTACGATGTTCTCACCCGGCTCGCCTAAGCGTTCCAGTTTACCAATGGTCTCCTCACGAAGTTTGTTAAACGTACTGTCAAACAACGGGTTGTTAACAATTTGCAAAGCTTGTGCTGCTTTTACGTCTAGATCGGCTCGTCTACTCATGCTGATAGTCTACCCTTAATTTAAAAAATATGCTAATG